ACAGCTCTTAGTAAATAATGTCCACATGTCCATACATTTACTTGTACTTCATCTAGGTCATCAACACTGTCGGGTAAGTCGATACCTACTTCTCTTGCGTACTCTGCATCCATCATGCCCCAATATTCTAATACTTCAAAGCTGCTATTTACATCTTCATAACTTCTAGCATCATCTTTTAATTGGCTTTCAAAATCTTTTTCTACGTAATTAGCACCCATTTGAATTGCGTTACGTATAGCATCATCATCAAAATAAGGCATGTTTCGTAGCTGTCTAAGTTGACTACGATTCATTTTGTGTCTGTGTATTACATACTCACATTCTTCCATGTTAGTAGCATTAGGGTCTGGGTAAAAATCCCAACAACTAACAAACTCAATTCTAGGAACTCTAACCTCTAACGGATTATAATTTCTAGTTCCGTCTTCGTCTGTATCCCACTTATGTAATCTTTTATTAAAGTTAAATGGTCCTTTTACAATCCCTGTACCTAGTAAAGCAGATTCTAAAAGAGCATTTCTTAATTCTGAATTTCCGTTTGATTCTTCTATTTGGTCATGGATAAGTTTTTCCATGCGTCTTGCAGCTCTTTGTGCAGGATTTAATTCTAAAGCTTGTGGGTCAGGACTAGCTCCGTCTGTAAGTATACCTGCGTTTTGTGCTTTGTCTTCAAGACTATCTTTAAATACACCATTATAAAAAGATGCACCCGGTTTTAAAGTTCTACCATCACCTTCGTAACCAACATCATAAGGATTGTCTTCTATTCTATTTCCTATGTCATCAGGTATTTCAGCTTCTGAAGTTTCTAAACCCGGAGTTGGGTTTGAAATATCAAGGTGTGCAATATCTGTAGCACCCTCTGGCATTTTTGTTTCTGATACACCTATAGGAAATTTACCTGTTCCAAATATAACATCAACTAATTGACCAAAAGCAGCAAGTACTTTTGTTTTAGTAACTTTTACAAATACTCTAGACTTTTCTGATTCTCTAAACTTAACATTTTTAGCGTAAAGACCTCTATAGTTTTCATAAGCCTTTAACCATCTACGTTCATCTGTTTGTCTAGAGTCTTCAGCTTGTGCAAATCTACCTTTTATAATACCAATAAGATTACGTTGCTGGTCTTCTTCAAGTGTAAGTTGAACTCCAGACTCACCTTCTACTTCTTCGTAAATATTATTAGCACTTAAAAATGTATTTTCGTTGTCTGCCATATTTTAATAACCAAATGTTGAATCTACTGGTCTATACATTTCTCGTTTTAAACCTCGCATTCTTTCTAATGGGCTTTCCATTCTAGGTCTGCTCATTATCATATAACGCAATGCATCATATGCGTGGTCAGAAGCGTTAGTATCTACATCTTCTGGATTAGTTTTAGATAACGGTATAGACTGTAACTCTCTTATTAAGTTAGGACACGTATTAAATATCTGTAACTTAGGTCTTCCGTTTTCTCTAATCTTTAAATACTCGTGTACTTGTATCTTACCTTGTATTCTATTTTTATCAGCTCGTCTTAATTTATGACCAGCTCTAACTAAACTTTCTCCTACAGTTGGACCAGTTGTACCTGTGTTTGCCCATGCTGCAGTATCTAGGACACCATTGACCGAAAAGGGGTCTTCTGTCTCCATATCTGTTATTATAGCACCTAACTCTTCACCTGTCAAGCCTTTTCTATATAATTCTCTATATATTATTAAAGTATTATCGTTCATATCCATAATACCCCATAGGCAACAGCTTTCCGCAGCATACCCATAGTCTACTGCTTTAACTCTTTCCCAGTGTACAGGAAGCTCAAATGGCGTAATTATATGTTTTGAGGGTTCAAATTCTGTAAATGCAGCACCTTCTGCTACATCCCAGTTACCTTCTAGTAGTTGTTGTCTTTGTGTAGGCGGTAATGATTTAAGCATCTGCTCATAAATACCGTCTGTAGATAAATAAGGATTATCAGCTAACTTAGCAGGAATAAACTTACGTGTTAAACCATCTCCTCCAAGGAAACTTTTGTTGTGTTCTGAGGGTTGTATGTATCTTTGCTTTACCCAATGCGAACCAACCCCTCCGGGGTTTGCTGTACATCTGAGGTATGTTTGTATTTCTGGGTCTGTTGTACGTAGTCTTGAAGCAAGATAGTTCCAACTAAACTCTGTAGGTAAATGAGTAATCTCATCAAAGCCTATCCAACTATATGCTTGTCCCTGATATCTATATACATCTGCATCTCTTTCAAGGAATCCAAACTCTACCTTTGCACCGCTAGGAAAGTTCCAAAGTTTTTCTACTTCTCTAAACTTAGCACCGGGAAATGCTTGTGGATATAATTCACGAGACTTATCTATCATCTCTCTTAGTTCTGGCATAGACCTTCTAAGTATTAAAGCTCTGTGGTCTTTTTTATGTGCGTATCTTAGTGGGTCAACTATCATAGCATAAGACTTACCACCACCAGCAGCTCCACCATACAACACATCTTTTTCACCAGCAGCAAGGAAATCTGTTTGTGGTCCTTCGTTAGCGTGAAAGAATACGTGGTGATTATCTAAGTGCTCTTGTACAGCCTTGGGAAGTTTACCCAAGTCTTCATCTGTAACAATACCTTCTTTAGTATTATCAAGCTTTTCAATAGTTGTCTTTTGTTTTTTTAAAGATGTTCTAGCGTTGTTGAGCTTTTGCTCTAGCTTTTGAATATTCTTTTGTTTGCGTGTAATAGTCTTGCGTACAGCAGACTGTGCATCTTTGATGGGTCTTCCACCTTTTTTACGAGGCGTACCATCTTTGTTCTTTACAAAATTGCCTTCGCTATCTTGCAAGTAAAGATGTGGGTTGAGTTCCCAATCTTTCGCTTCGTAATCCATATTTTTTATCTATGTGTTTTTTTAATCCGGGTGCAGACATCTTTCTGTCTGTCTTGTATTCTAACCAATCACAAGCAGCTTGTAATGATATCTCTTCGTTGACTACCATGTTCTCTGCAATCTGTAACGCTTCTAACTCATCTTCTATAGGCTTTAGAAAAGTACTTGACTCGTTATCCATTTTATAACCAAACGGAATTGTAGAAGTATTTCTTTTTATGTAACCTTCTTTCATTTACTTTTTTTTCTTTTTGGTAGTTAAGTTTTTTTTGAAAACTTTGCGTTGTTCTTTTTTGCCTGTTTTCATTAAACGCTGGACTTTCAATAACATTTCGCTTATGAATATTTCAACATAAGTAAACATTACTAAAAGCCTCTTACGCAAACTCACCCTTGCAGGTTGGTTATTCTTTTTCTTTGTTGGCATCGTTGCCTCCTTTTTCTTTTTTGTTAAAGATAGCGTCCCAATTAGCTTCGTATTNTTGTTTAGAAACAGATAATGGTCTAGGCTTTGCACCTTTACCTCCGTCACTCTTACCATAAATACTTTTCCTAAAGGTTACTTGCGAACCTTCATCGTTACCTATTTGTCTTCCCACCTATCTTTTTTTACCTTTATGTAGCCCATGCTTTGCATGTTGTTTACCTTTTGCAGTTGCTGCTCTTTTCTTTTTATTAGCAGCTGCAAGTTTCTTACGACCGGCTGGAGTTGACTTTAATTTCTTAATAGTCTTTGAAGGAGCATAAACTTCTCCAGTCTCTGAAGATTTCTTACCACTGGCAGTTCTCCACTTTTCTTTAGACCATTTCTTTAAAGACTGTTGGGATTTTTTAAGTGCCATTACTTATAACCTCCACCTGCAGCTTTGTATTGCTTTGCTAACATCTGTGCTTTACGACCTGACCACTGACCAGCGTTACCGCCTTTAGTTCCAGCTTTAATTTTATTAAACAAACGCTTACGCATTGTAGGTTTAGTATAGTTACCTGCTTTGTTTACTGTTGATTTCTTTTTAGTAGCCATTACCATTTTACCTTATTAGCCCAGTAAGCTGCGGACATCTTACCTTTAGCAATATTTTTAGCGTGTCTAGCTTTAAAAGACCTAGACCTTGCTGTATTAGTNCTGTCACCAGTCTTTCCCTGCTGACCAAACCTAATTGTTTTTATTTTGTCACCTACTTTAGCCACAACAACGTGTGATTTAGTTTTGTGACTAGGAGTTCTTTTAGGTTTGTTGAACCCAGATACTCCTGCCTTCTTTAATCTACTATCTGCCATGTTAATGTATTACCCTATCCTGTGCAATATCGGGTTGTTCTAACTCATGTATCTCACCTATAACAAACAATCCATGTTCTATAGCTATTCTACTAGCCTCTAACATAGATTCTGCCTTAATGTAAGGTCCAATCAGTACACCGGGACTGCCGTTTATATACTCTGTTATCCAAATCTTCATTTATTTTTACGCATTAGTCTATCTTCTGTTCTTTGAAAAGATACTTCTAAAAACCTGTTAAGTAAATTGCTAAAAATTTCCCCTAATTTATTCCGATACTTCCTCATAATCACCGTCTTCTGCAGATAAGTTTACAGTCTGCTTCTCTGGTAAGATAAATATACCACCACTTACGCTATGATTTATGTCTAACTTATCCGTCTTTACAACTCCGGCTCTATCTAGTATAGTTTGTGCAGCTTGTAGTTTGTTGTTTGCTTGAGGAACAGGCTTATCAGACTTCATAATCTGTATAAGTTTAAAAGCTGCGGTAGGGGCTTCCCTTGCAAGTACGTCTGAGGCTAAATCTACTACTTCATGTTTTAATGATTTTAAGATTTGATAGTGATTGCCTGAATATCCTGCAAGTTCGGCTGACTTTTTGAAGTCCCCACCAGTCTCAACAAGGTTGTTTAAGAACAATTCTTGTTTCTCTGTAAGATTTCTTTTCTTCTCTGGCAGGTAAGTCATGTTATTATTATATGAACTATTTACCAGTTTGTCAAGTCTTTTAATAAATTAGTTGTTATTTTAAAAAAGGTCTTGACAAAAGAGAAAAGGATGTGTATAATAAAGTTGTCAACGTCCCCAGTCTAACATACAAGATAGACCCCAACAATACCCTACTAAACTGTAGGGTTTTTTATGCCTGTAAAGCTATTAAAGCTTGTGGAGTTTTAGAAGATGCGGGGTTATCTGGTTAATAGCCATATTGGGTAGAAATGTATGAGATTTATATATATACCCCCGCCCCCCCTATGGCACACTGCCCACCCCCTAAACACTTGATAAATGGCAACACTTGTCACCTTCTATAATCTAGGCAACGCGTGAAAAATAGTAACACTTGTCCACTTTACAAGCTCTAATGCCCTGACAAGTTTGTAACATTTGTCTAGTTTATGAGCTGAGAGATTTTAGAGATGTTAGAGACTTTTATAAAAGTGTCATACAAAGTGTCATACTTTTAAAAACTTCATAAGCTCAATCAATTTAAATATCTCGTCATTTATTAACCTAAAAAAACACCCCTGAAACCCTTTGTAGGCTTCATATTTGCAATA